CACGACACGGAATATTGGCAATGTCAAAGTGGTTGCGGAGTTCGTCGCCGATATGCACGTCGTAGTCGTAGCCCGTGATGGTCATGGCGGCGATTTCGTCAATGATTGCGCTGAGTTGACTGCCCATTGCTACGACCTCCGACGATATGGACGGAGTAACTCGAGGACGTCCGACGGGATGCGTGGTGCGGACAGCACAACGCCGTCGGCAGATACGATGGGGCGGTCAGAGTCAGGCGTGCCGTCCCGTTGGCGGTACAGATATGCACCGATGCGTAACGCCGCCTGTACGATGTCTGGCGACGCCGTGGCACTATATGCCCACTTCGCCGTCACGCTGATTGACTCTTCGATAGTCGTCGTGTACGTCCATGCGACGTTGACCGAAGACTTCAGACGGATGGCGTATTTGGGCGTCAAGTTCCCGGGGAGTAACACGACGTCCGACGTGGCAATAGCGGTGCCGTCGCCGTTGGTAATACTCGTGAGCTCATAGAACTCCGACATACCCATGGACAATGTGACATTGTCAAGCAAATCGCCGCCGTCCATGTAGGAAAGCGGAGTGAACTTTTTCACCGTGCCCGCCCCAGCCCACTCAAAGACGCGGTGGGTGTACGATTCGATGACATGCTGGGCACGGTCGGCGAATAAGCCTAGCTGGGTATCGTCGGTGTTCCCATTAATCTTCATGTAGTTTTTGAGGTCGGTTGCGGTGATGTAGGCCACTTAGACTACTCGCTTTTTCTTTGGGGCTTCGGCGGGTGCTTGGTCTTCCAGTGCCACAGCCGATCCTTGACTGATAAGAATCTCGGCGTCTTTTTCGCTGGCTTCGTAGATATCGCCGGGCTCATAGACGACGTGCACGTTGCCCTCACTGTGCACAAGGCGGTGAATCATCTGTACTTGCATAGAGGCATCCTTTGTGATGCGAGGCGACGCCGAAGCGCCGCCCCGTCAAGACGTTGTTTAGGCGTGTGTACCAACGGCGAAGGCTTCGGGTTGGGTGACGTCGCCACCGTAGCGCCACGAGGCGACGATGTAGGTCAAGCCCTTGCGTACGTCGCGCCATCGGTCAATCTGGACGCCCGAGGTGCGCTCACAGAATGCGTAGTAATTGAAGTTACCGAACCAGAGTGACTTGTTGCCCGTGCCAATGGCGGCGACGGATTCACTCAAGGCCACACGCCAGCCCTCGGCGTAGCGGATGCCGGCTTCGATAGCCGTGATGCGGTTGTAGTTGGTGAGGTCGAGAGTACGAAGGGCGCCCCAGGTGGCGTTCTTCATAATCCAGCCGGTTTGCCCGTTTTGCAAGTAGCTGCCATTGACGGCAGTGCTCACGCTGATGACTTGGGCGTTGGTGATTGCGCTGGCACTGAGGGCGACGCTGTTGGTCACGCGAGCATTGAGTCCATAGGGTTGGCCCGAGCCGGTGCCGAGGATGATGTAGCTGTTCGATGACACGGCCATCGCGCGGGCAATTTCGACTTGCATGAATTGCTCGAGGTTGCTCGAAGAGTCGGCCAAGAGTTCGTCGGTGACGGCGAATTCCAAGGTGTCTTTGTACAGCTGAATGGTTTTCGAGTTGGCGAAGTTGGGCTCGGAGGCGGTGGCGGTCACACCTTCGGCGACGATGCCAGCCGTGGCCTTCGTGCTTTGCGCAGGCATGATGTGCTTCCATGATTCCGTGGTAATCCGGGTGAAGGCAAAGGCACCAAGGAGGCTCATGTCGTCACGGCGTGCGATGATTTCCCGGTTGATGGTCGTGGGAACGGTGAAGCCGCCGTCGTTGTTGGTGCCTTCGCTCAGCGTCTTGAATGCGTGGCTTTTGGCATTGCTCAACACGTTCAACGCGCTGTCATCGGCGGCGCCACGGACGTATGCTTTGTAGGCACGCTCGTAGTCACGGCTGGCGAAGGGATCGGTGTCGTTGTCGAGGGCGATGCTTTTCACGGTTGGGGCGGGGGCTGCCAAGGTACCACCGACGACGGGCTCGCCTGCGATTTCGACCAAGGCTTGTTTGATTTCGTCTTTGAGTGACATGTGGGTAGTTCCTTTGTTCTGATTAAGTGATTGGGTGTTATCGCTTGGGCTCAACGTCGCCGTCGCATTGCGCACGGCATCGTCCTGAGTTGCCTTCACTTCGGTGAGTGTACGGGGCTCGGCTGGCGTCGGAGTGAGTGATATTTCGCCGACTGTCCAACGCTTCAGCTCGCCACCTTTGCGGACGACCAAGTGGCTCATGGAGCCGGTGCTTAGACCCAGCGCTCCCATGCGCACGAGCTTCATGACGTCATCGATGTAGCTGAGTCGCTTGTCGAGCTCAATCTCTACGTCGATACCATCGTCAGTCGGTGTCCATGCTTTGACCGTGCCGATTTGCCCACGGATGGACGACATGGCATGGTCGTAGAACACGGGCATACCGATGGGGCTCCGTGTGGTGCCGAGGTCGGTGTCTTTGGTGAAGCGGTCGCCAGTGAGGTCTTTGCCCCCATAGACGATGCCACGACCACGCAGAACGTAGTCGCCCACCGCCTTGACGCCGCCTCCGTAGGATTTGATAAAGTCGGTCATTGCTGCGCTCCGAGTAAACGACGGGCCAACGCTTTCACTTCGTCCCCTACTTTAATTGTCAGGGGGGTGTCAAGTGCCATCACGCTGTCTTCGTCATCCTCTGACATTGCGACGGCTTCCATGTCTTCCATGGCTGGCTCGGCTTCTGTCACCGGTTCGGCGACGGCTTCCGCAGTCTCTGTGATTAACACGGCTTCGGGGATGACCCAAAGCTTACACACGGCATACTCTTCGATGATGCCTTCGACGATTGCGCATTGCCCCTTGGGTTGATAGAAGTAACAGTATTCACATGCCATCCCACGGGATGCGAAGGGATTCTCCGCAGGTGCCATGTAGTGCGCACCGTTGGCGCCAATCCCTTTGTCGAACTTGCCTGCTTCATGCGTGACTTCGACCATCGCCGAAACAATCATGCGTTGCCGAGTATTGAACTCTGCGCCCATCTCAATCGCTTTGACACTCTTCGGCTCTTCGTCCATCTCCATGCCATCGTCGCCCAGCTCGGTCATGTACTGCGCTACACTCTGCGCCGCTTTGCGGGCACTGCGAATCAGCTTCATATCTGCGGTGCTGTGTCGTGACCCTGCTTTAACTGCGTCTTCCATTTCGGTCTCCTTCATGCGTCGCCAAGCGACGCCATAACTTTGTCGACAATTCTTTGCAGGTCGCCACGGTCGGCTATGCGGTCGGCGGCTTGCATTGCCGTTGTCCAGCGCCCTTGGTGAATCGGTGCCTGCTGGTCGCCAGCGACGTAGGGTGCATAGCTCGCCCCTGACGATAGCACGACGTCGTCAACCTCAAGGTCAAGGCGGTAGCTTCGATTGAGCGTCTGACTCTTAAAGGCTTTGTCGCCACGCACATAGGGCACTTTGATTTGCCCACGCTTTATCGATGCCATGACAAAGCGCCGTTGTTTTTCGGATTTGTATACCATCGTGCCACGTGCGGGAGGGCGTGGCCGATCCTCTGCCATCACGTCGCGTACCGACTCCGCATACGTCATAGTGACGGTGCGAATAGCATCGAGAATCTGTGCAGTCGTGATGCGCCCCAGGATTTCTACTTCGGTTGGCATGGTCAGTCCTTTACGAGGCGTAGTGTCGTGTCGCATCGACAGCGCACGTGCGCCGGTGGGCCGGAGGGGTATTCCATAATCCACTCATCCTCGCCTTTGCGCTGCAGGGGCGAGCAGATGGGACACACAAGTTCGTCTTGGTCGGTATTCCATACCCGCTCCATCAGCACACCCTTGCTGGCCAAATAGGTTTGATACTCAATCGTGGCATGGCTGGACGCACGGGTAATCTCTGTGATTGCGATAGCCGACGCACGACCACGGTCAACGGCAGGGCCAATTGCTTTGCGGACATCGTCGATTGTCATGCCTGGCGTGACACGATATTGGTCAATAACCTTTTTGATGATGTTAGTCGACGTTGCATTGAGCTCGGCATTCAGTGCAGGCACATAGTCATTGAGCCAGTCAAGCGTGCGTTCGTCCACGGTGTCCATCGGGTAGGCAAATTGCGTACCAAGCCTATCGACACGCCGACGCACTGCGGCGCCAAGCTCTTCGTTGAGTACCGGCGCCATGATGTCGTTCATCGCGGCATCAGGGTCTTTGCCTTGCAAAATTTGCCTAGCCCATGCGTCGC